TTTATTTTTTATTTTTATTTTTATTTTTTATTTTGTTATTAATTATATTATAACATTTGAACGTTAATATGTACTCCCCCGAATTCCGAACTATCTCAACCTCCTTTTATATATGTCTCGGCTTAACGAGACCACTTACCTTATCCCCTGACAATACACGCAAGGGCCCAGTTGACTTATCCGACGTCCTATGTTATAATGGATATAAGATCAATGATCGCTAAGGTAGGGTGAGGAACATCAAAAACAGGAGGTGACCCAGTGGATACAACCGAACCAACTAACGAACTCGAAGCTCTTGAACCCAGCACAGCCAGCGAGCTCGTAACAACTGACACACCCAACACGAAGCTCCCCCTCAAAAACACTGGCACCTATATTGATATATCAACGATCGACTCCGAATCCGCGTTGCTTGAAGGTGATGCTACACTCAAGCAGCTAGTGTTCGATATGATCTGTTCGGGATGGTCACCAGCATCTATCTCAAGACAGCTGTTGCGTAACCACTCCCAGAAGATTCGCCCGTACGCCGTCAAGAAGTTCATTGACGCTGTTCCTCCAGTATACATCTTGCCACCATCACACATCCGTCTGAAGCTGCTACAGTTGGACGTACAAGTAGATGCAGTAGGCGAGATGCAGCGTCTTCTCAAGATCACCGAAGATCGCCTGTCGACAGCACTACTGGTCGAGGACATTGCCCCAGAGGGTACAGGCAAGAAGGGCATCACAGTCGAAGGGACCCGGATGACTCAGGTCTATTGGGCTATGCTGCAGGACTTCGTGAAGATTCAACAGTCCATCGGCGATGTCCCTCAAACACCCACCGAGCTTAATCTAACCGGCGAAAGCAATCCTGGATCGCCTAAGACACTTCGAGACATGATACTAGCCAACCAGAAAGCAGCCGGCGTCGATCCTGAAGCCGCTACAATCGCTGATGCATCGGCTACCAACATCATGCCGACAACTGAACCTGTCGAAGCCGTACCTATCGAAGTCGAGATCGTTGAAACTGACGAAATACCATAGACACCCTTGCACAGTCTGATGGCTCAAACAGACCACCAACCCTGGCAACTGCACTCGGCACGAGACTCAAAAACTAAACTAAACCTAGACCCACCGGTCATATCGTTTTACTTTACTGATGAGTGAACGTCCGAGTGCTTTAGCATAGACCTGGAGTCATGATGCCTCCGCATGTGTCTCCAGGTTATATGGGGGAATATCCTCCTTTTTGCCCACGGGAGAGCTGTTGAGGTGAGCCCCCTCGCGGCTCTCCTAGCCACCACACAAGTGGGCAAAACAAACAAGCGGAGTATAAAATGCCACAGCATGGCCAGATTGTTGAACGTTCTATACACACGCGCGACCAGGAAGGGACCCCACCCCCTGTGCCTGCCGGCGCGACCTATATCCAACTGACACAGGGACGTTACGCCATCGTTGATGAAGCGAAGTGGTGGGAGATGATACAGTACAAGTGGCAGTACACGCAAGACAAGTCCGGGTACGGCGTAGCTACTCGATGGCGGAAGGGTGGCGGCAAGATCCAGATGCATCGCTACGTAGCCGACTGTCACGACGCGGATTTGAAAGTAGACCATATCAACGGCAACTCGTTGGACAATAGACGTGAAAACCTTCGTGTATGCACACACCAGCAGAACGCGCACAACGTAGCAAAGCGGCGCGATGGTGTTACATCGCAGTACAAGGGCGTGTGGCTTCACAAGCGATCAGGCAAGTACGAGACGCAGATCACGGTGAATGGACGCACGCAGCACATTGGAATGTTTGGATCGGAAGATACTGCTGCATTAGCGTATAACTACGCAGCGTTGCTGTGGTATGAGGATTTCGCATTCTTGAACGTGATTCCCGGGTACACGGATACTCGTGGCTATCCATTGGACGACGAGCGTTCGGACAAGAACGCTGTAGCTGCGGACCCTGCATTCTCTAAGGCGGGAGTAGTACTGGCGAATGATACTGTCACCGAGCGACCTGAATCTTATACAAGAAACGCTCCTTAGACACTTCACGATCGAGGATCTAGATGCAAACGGATTGCTGGATGCCCCATTCGGCAAAGACCTTCGAGTGCAGCTAGCCGAGATTGATTTAGAGTTCTTTTGTAGGTTCTACTTAGGTCACCACTTCGGGAAGAAGCCGGTGCCTATGCACCAAGAGCTTACAACTGATTTACTAACAATCGTAAATACGCCAGGACGTAACAACAACGTAGTAGCGTGGCCTAGAGGTCATGGAAAAACTACGTGGGTAACACTGGGGTTTCCGCTATGGTGCGCACTGCTACAGAAGCGTCGGTTCATGTTGGTTATCTCCGACTCATTGGATCAGTCCAAGGGTCAGCTGGCAACGATAAAGTCTGAGTTGGAAGACAACGAGCGGCTTTACGAAGATTTCGACGGACCGTTCAAAGGGAACAAGTGGGAACAATCGGACATCGAGCTTCGAGCGCGAGTTAAGATTTCGGCTCTGGGAACAGGCATGAAGATCCGTGGTCGCAAGTATTTGCAGTGGCGACCAGATTTGATCATTGTTGACGATCCAGAAGAGTTGAAATCAGTACAGAGTGATACGCAACGTGAAGGTACACAGAAATGGTTCTTCCAATCGGTGATGAGAGCCGGGTGGGAAGACACCAAGGTATTCGTAATCGGGAACTTTATCCACTACGCGTGTTTGACGCGTGTGCTCCACCAGAACCCACTGTTTCACAGTAAGACATTCAAGGCTGTGATTTCGTGGGCAATCAACGAAGAGTTGTGGGCAGCGTGGACTGAGATCATTACAGACCTGTCGAATCCGCATCGAGAGGTCACAGCACGCGAGTTTTACGAAGAGCACAGAGCAGCAATGTTAGAGGGTGCGGAAGTAGCTTGGCCCGATGCGTATACGTACTATGAACTAATGACGATGCGCATCTCTGAAGGTCAGGCGGCGTTCTCGATGGAGATGCAGAACGAGCCTATTGATCCATCGTTGCGACTATTCAAGAACTACGGATCGTATCGTAGAGAGCTTCGAGTGGATGGCGATGAGTGGTTAGTGCCGCTAAACGGTCGCTCGGCTGTACGTGTGAAGGATTGTACCATATTTGCATCAACAGACCCGTCGTTAGGTTCTACGAACAAGTCAGACCCTAGTGCGATCATTATTATGGCTAGATCGCCACAGGGTCAGCAGTTCGTGCTAGAGGCCGACATCAAGCGACGGCAGCCTGATAAGATCATAACAGCCCAGAACAAGTGGGCGGGTGAATATACAATATTTAGATGGGCAATTGAGTCAGTTCAGTTTCAAGCGTTCTACGCCACTAAGTCAGGCGAAGCGTCTATGGAAGCGGGAACGAACATCAGTATCATCCCACTTCCGCAGTCAGGCAGTGGATCTAAGGACTTACGTATTCAGTCTCTACAGCCTGCGATGGAAAACGAGTACATACTCATAAACAGGCTGGGACAAGAAGAGCTACGCCGTGAGCTATTTGAGTATCCGTCGGGAGCTACCGACGACGGACTAGACGCTTTAGAGATGTGCTATCGACTGTCTTTAATGTTTAGGGATACTCAAAGCGAAACCGCTATGGTGCAGGAGTCGCACAAATTCGTTACGAAGCACTCAACGTTCAGATCTACCGCAGATGATGCGTGGGATCGCGCCGACAGACTAGCTGACGAGATGACGCTAGCCCTGATGCAAGAGCAAGGCGCGGGTGACGAAGAGATTGTTGCGGCACAAGAGATTATGGAGGCGCGCACGTGCTACCCAGTGATAGTCATGTAGTGATGGGACAGGCGATAGTCCCACAAAACAATTCACTGCGCACTCGCATAGCCAGAAAACTGTTGAACAAAGAACCGTTGGCTGTTCCTAGTAGGCCAGAGCAGGATTCAACTACTGGCCAGATCGAGTCGCAGTGGGAGTTGTTCGAACGTGCATTCCAACCGATATCTCCGAATCGCATTGAGAGATACCGTGAGTACGATGAGATGGAGCTGTACGTATCCGAAATCGGTACGGCCCTCGACGTACTAGCAGACGAAGCAGTTAACACCGAGCGTGGATCCGAGCAGACGTTCAAAGTGATCTTCACCAAGGGCGGCTCTGTACGTACGACCACCGCTCTAGAAGAGATGTTTGCACGCACAGGTGTTCATAACAAGCTAGGTGGTATTTGCCGCGACTTGTTGTTGTATGGTGACAACTTCCAGCAGCTTGTAGTAGATCGGCAAATGCGGATCGTTCGCTTGATGTACATGCCGCCACAAAGCATGGCTCGCAACGAGGACGTGCACGGCCTGTTACGCACAGGGCGGGAACGTGGCGAGTGGGCTTATGAGCAGTACGACAAAGAGATGAAGAGCTTCATCGCGGGCTTCTATCCGTGGCAAGTGGTACATATGCGCTGGAGCAAGCGCGGGAGTGACTTGTACGGACGGTCACTGTTGTATGCGGCTACATCGCCGTATCGGAAGCTTCGTGCGATGGAAGACGCGCTCACAGCCAACTGGCTAACGCGGGCGTTCGCACGACTACTGTACACGCTCGATACAACCGGCATGAGTGAGAAGGAAGCTCGGAACTACCTGATCAGATTCAAACAGAACTTGACGGCCAACAAGCTGTCGGCAAGTACACTCGGCAGCGAGGAAATGTCAGTTGTCAAAGATATCTTCCTCGGTAAGGGATATGTGGACATCGCAGGTCAGCCGAAGCCGAGTCAAGCAGATGTAAGTATTCTTGACACATCGTCGACTGGCTTTAACAATCTTGAACCTATCGACTACTATCGTAGAAAGATCATCACAGCTACCAAAGTCCCACCGATCTATCTAGGTCTGGATTCCGATGGTGAAGGCAGGACGACCGTATCTTATCAGGATCGTCGCTTCACGCGTACAGTTCGTGGAGTACAGCGCTCATTGACCGAGTTGATCACGGCGCTCGTGAATGTTCAGTTGGTACTGCTTGGAATCAATCCGAAGCGCACGACGTTCTATGTCGAGTGGCCAAATCCGTCGAGGCGCGATCAGTTCGAGCTATCACAGATCGTGCGTAACTTTGGATCGGCCGCTAACGATCTTATCAAATTGGGCGTTACAGATGCGCAGCAAATTGCGCTCGATTACTTAGGTCTTCGGGAAGATCAGTGGGAAGAGGTGCAGAAGCGGATAGAGGCCCAGCCCCCTGTGCAACCTGAGGTTGATGGTCGTGGACGGCCGGACGGAGCTCTTGACAATATGGATCGAGATGAGCGAACTCGTGAGGACGAGCGTGATGCCGAGGGCTTAGGTTCCTCTACACGCCAAAATGAGCGACAGGAGACTTAGTCATGGAACAAGAGACGCTGTTAGCAGTTGATGGTCTTGAGCTTGTAGTGATTGAGGGTGACGAGTCGGCTTCGCCAGACGATTTGCTGCGCTTTCGTGGCACAGCGTTGGTGGACCATGCGCTCAGCGCTCACGGACGCTACTACTCACCAGAGTTTAACGATTCCGCAATGGCAGCTACGAACACGTTCATGGAGTCTGGTGGCGTTGTTACAATCTACAGCCGTCACGGCAAAGCCGTGGTGACTCGCAGTACTGGACAGCTCCCGACCGGCTTGCCGGTTGGGCGGATTACCAAACCACTGTGGCGTGAGGGTGCGCGAGTTCTATATGAAGGTGCACTCATCCCCACAACCGAAGGAAAAGACGTACGGCTTATCGTGGAACATGGAGTTATGAAAGGATCTTCGATTCGCACTACTGCGTATACTTGCCACGAGGCTACGATCGACGACCAACGCGTCGTGGTGATGGATTCGGCAGTGATACAAGGAATTGATCTCGCAGACATTTCCGGTATCGACGGTGCGGGGATCGATGAGATTCTGGAAGAGGCTCCAACGGTTGTGATCAAAGATATTGAAGAGGAGGTTACTATGGATTGGAGTGCGGTTACGCTGGAGGATCTGCAGGCGAACTGTGCCGGTCTGCTTGAGAAGCACGTTACTGGGCAGACTGTCATTGAGGGTTTCATCACCTCAGCGGCACACGATACTGCGTTGGCCGATCTGCAGGCGCGTCTCGAGTTGGCTACTACAGCGCTTGAAGCCGCCGGAACCGGCGTCGTGGACAATGCTGCACGTGAGTTGAAGCTCGCAGTTGCTGAAGCAGCTTTGTTCGGCACGGCGAAAACCTTGTTTGAGAGTTTGACGGGCAAGGTACAGAAAGCTGAAGACCTGACTGAAGAGTTGGTTACCACTGAGCGGTCGGCAGTGCTCAATCAGGTCATGGCAGAACTCGGTATTACTGAGTCCGCTGAAGGTTCGAGTGTTGGCGGTACTACGCATACAGATCCGCCTGCTCCTGAAGATGTGAGCGATCCTACCGATGCAATGAACGCGTTGCAAGAGGATGTCTTGCGTATCTCTGGTGCCGGCGCCGTCACGATCACCGAATAGTAACTAGGTAAGCGACTTGGTCGCTACAACATAAGTGGAGGACTTCTTATGAATTCAATGAACGCATTTCTCACTGCACAGGACGGTGTCCTGGCTGAGGATGCTAACTACGACGCGTTCACGCGTGGACAGCGTCAGTATCGCGCGGCGCTCGAAAAGAAATGGTCCTGGCTTCTAGAAGATCGAGATGGTCTTCCGAAGATTCGCGGACCGCAGATGCGCCAGTCGATGGCCATGATTTTGGAAAATCAGGCGGCAGCTTCGATGCCTGGTCTTACTGAGTCTCAGCTGACTAGCGACATCGTCATGCCCGTGAAGTACTCGTTGCCGTTGGTACGCCTCGTGTGGCCGCAGCTGGTCGCAACGCGGATCGCAAGTGTGCAGCCACTGCCGCTCAGTTCTGGCGGCGTTGGTAAGATCTTCTACCAGAACTTCGAGACCGTAGACATCGGCCCCGGTGGTTCGCCAGCAGCCGGACGTGACTTGCACGATATGGACGCCGCCGACTCTGACTACGCATACGCAGGTCCATCAGCGCGCTTGCTGGCCGACGAGCCGGACGAATTCCCGGATGGTACGGTCACCGGCGAAGGTACCGTTCCACGTCGCCTCAAGATGGCGATCACCAGTGATACGATCGTCGCTGCGAAGGACATCTTGGCAGCTACCTGGTCAACCGAAGTCATGGAAGATGTTCGTGGCGTGTTTGGTCTGGACGTCGAGAACGAACTGGTGACCCAGTGTGCCGCTGAGATTCTTCGCGAGATGGATCAGCGAGTTATCAGCGACATCGTCAACGGCGCTTCAGCCGGCACGACTACGTGGAGCTGGACGGTTGCCTCGGGTTACTTGGCGCGTGAGTGGTACGAGACCCTGATGCACGCGTTTATCGACGCCGAGCAGGATCTGTGGAAGGCGCGCTATCGCCAAGCCGACTGGATCATGTGTGGCTCGAACGTAGCCAGCTACATCGCCAAGGCGCAGCAGTTCCAGGGTAACGCCGGCCTGGGTCGGTGGAATACTCTCAGCGCTGGTATCGAAGAGATCGGTCGCTACAATGCCCGTTGGGACGTCTTCACTAGCGTGTTCATGAATACGAACACCGCTGTTATGGGCTTCTATCCACAGTCCATGACGGACACCGGTTATATCCTGGCGCCATACATCCCGATCACCCCGATGCCGTTGGTTTACGGCAGCTTCGCCGGCGTGAACGACGCAACGAATCCTGGTGTGTACAAGAACACCGATCAGTTCTCACGGAACGTGCGAACCCGTTATGGTCGCAAGTTGGTTCAAGGCAACTGCTTTGCCAAGATCACCATCTCCGCGTAGCATTGGAAGCAGCATAACTCGTAGGCGAGGGAGGCACTCTCTATGAGCACGTCGGATCTGAAAGTCCATAATCTAACAGGCGTACCCCAGTCATTCTATGTGGATGGCAACAGGATACGTATTCCAAGAAACGGACTTTCGGCTCCGATTAGTGCCGACCTCGCCTTTAAGTTGCAGCGTCAGGGCGTTGTGTCCATACCGGAGGGGCAGCTAAAGCCAGAACAGAGCGAGTGGCTGGCCCCAGATGGCATGCCGATGATACATTGGCAGTCGCCGTTCTCGATGGGTGATGGCTATGCAACAGCCGCAGAGCATACAATGCATGCAGCTATTGATGTTGGTGTTGATGTGCAAGCGGATCACCTATGGTTTCTAGTTGAGGACGGTCTTCGTGCGGAAACGATATCCTTGTTGCACGCACAGAAGCAGGCCAATAGACTCGTAGGTGTTTGTATGGCTACACCAGGCGAGTTCAAGAAAATATCAACTCCGTACAAGATCGGCTGGACGATGTACGAAACAACCGATCCGTTAGTAGAGCATCCAGAGTGGCGACATGAATGTAACGCGGTCGATCGACTATGGGTGCCATGTGATTGGTGTAAGGACATCTTCGGGGAGTTCGTAAATCGTCCAATCGATGTCGTACCGTTGGCTATCAATCCGATATACTGTAATCCTCGTAGACGTGAGCCCGGTGATACATTCACAGTAGTGTGCTTTGCCACACTCACAGGGCGCAAGTCGCCGCGTGAAACTTTGGAAGTGTTTGAGAAAGCGTTCCCGCGTGATGAGTATCCAGACGTGCGTATGAAGTTTAAGACGCGGATGGGATTCTTCGGATTTGATATTAACCAGATGCCCGACCTGGACGACCCGCGCGTAGAAATTATTTCAGAAGACTGGTACGCACCGCAAATGGCTGAGTTTCTGCATGAGGCTGATTGCATGTTGTACCTACCTAAAGGTGAGGGTTACGGACTAACGCCCCGTGAAGCCATGGCAACAGGATTACCTACAATCGTAGCCGACCACACCGGTATGATATCCATGTGTGACTCGCGATACAACTTCCCAATACCGACGCAGAAAGTTCGCTTGTCGGAAGAGCTTGGTGGTGATTGGTACATTCCACATTACGACTACGCAGCAGACGTATTGCGCTGGATGTACCTCAATCGTGAAGTTGCATATGATATGGCTTACAAGGGTGCTAAATGGCTGATAGATACTCAGGGTTCTGCTGCTGTCGGAAACGCAGTACGTAACACTTTATTGAGCCTGGATCCCTTTAAGGAACTGCGTGACCACACTTATGAGGCGGCCAACCGCGATGCCTGTTATAAGTCGTTTGTCGTAGAAGAGTTCAGAAGTGGCTACACATTCGCGTATGAGCGGCTAGATGAACTAATGCAAGACAATATTAGCCACATGCGTGTATTGAACGAGCAGGCAGGGATTGTACGCGACGTATTCAAAGCGCTACCGAATTATGCAGTTACGAGTAATGGCGACCAGATGACCAACGCGCTCGGAGTCGCTGCTATCTCCGTCGGCCAGTTTCACTATCTGACGGATAGCGAGATTTGTAACAGAGTCAAGCACGTATTGTTGAGTCACGATCAGTTGTTTATTCTTGTACCTGCAGTGTATCGAGATCAAAACGCATTCAGGTCTGAGCGCTTACTGCGTCAAGAGCAGTGGGGCATGATTCTAAAAGGGTTTAACGTGTCGCACATGGTGTACGACACGGGTGCACAGTATTTACTTATTGTGATATCCCGCAAGGACCTAGCTAGAGGCACAATGGTTCGATCTCGCGGGAGAATGGGAGAGGGAGTATGGCGACCGAGGCAAGCAATATCAGCACGTGCATAATCGTACGTAACGAGGTTAGTACAATTGCATTCACTGTCAAGAATTTACTCTCACTACCATCGGTACGCGAAGTTGTGGTGGTAGACACCGGAAGTACAGACGGAACTGCGCTACGTGCCAAGAAGGCAGGCGCTCGCGTGTTGTACTTTCCGCTCACCGTCGATTATGGCGCAGCTCGAAACTTCGGCATATCACAGGTCGAATGTGAGTGGGTTTTCGTTCTCGATGCGGATGAGTCGCTGAGTTTTGAGTTAGAATCCGAATTGAGCCGCTGGCATGAGAGCGTAGCAGTTGACGACATCGAAGCATTTTCAATCATGCGGCATAACACCATCGACGGTGTAGACCTTGAATCGGGTCGCGCACTTGAGTGGCACGTGCGACTATTTCGCAGTCATCTGCGATACACTCCAGGACTACACGAGTATGTAATAGTAGCAGACAATCGGCTCAGCGCCCTGGACGAGTCATGCATGATCGTACATAACAAGGCACAGGCGCGGCAGGACCGGCAAGATGTGCAGTACGCCGAGATTGCAGCCGACAAGCAAGTGTGCCTGAATCTCGGTTGCGGCGGTCGTGCAATTCAAGGATGGTTCAATATTGATGCGCGTGAGGTTGCCGGAGTAAATCTCGTGCACGACCTGAACGAGACGCTTCCGTACCAGGATGCCTGTGTCGATCGTATCTGGGCATCACAGATCATAGAACACTTCAGCTACCACAAAGTGAGTGATGTGCTTAGCGACTGGGTACGCCTACTCAAGCCTGGCGGAGTCATTGAGCTTTCAACACCTGACATCGACGCCATTGCAAAGCGCTACGTAGGCGGACAGCTAGACTATCTGCGCTTCATCCAACTCATGTATGGTGGTCAGAGCACGAAGCAAGATTATCACTATCATGTAGTGAACCAAGCATGGATGCGCGGGCAGTTGCTGCACTATGGGTGTGACAAAGTCGAAGTGCTCCCTGGTGAGTGGTGGGACTTGGTCATGAGAGGAACCAAAGGCGATGATAGTTGACCCAAGGCTCATAGGTGTAACGAAGCTCAATCTGGGTTGTGGTCCATCCCCCATGCGTGGCTGGACAAACGTCGATATGTACCAATTCGCCGACGTTGATCTGGTCCACGACTTGAATGATGCATTGCCGATGTTGGACGAGAGTGTAGATGCCATTTTCACGTCACACACGTTGGAGCATATCAGCTATCGACGAGCCAGTTACGTGATCGCCGATTGGATGCGCGTATTGAAAATCGGTGGGTACATTCAAATAATCGTTCCGGACCTGGCTGCTCTAGTGGCCAACTACGTGCGCGATAACGCAAACTACTTGCCCCTCATACAGCTACTATATGGGGGACTCACCGACGCCTGCTACGATACTCACAAGAATGCAATTGACTTCGATTGGTTACTTGGGCAGCTAACATGGTTTGGTTGTAGCGGTATTAGGCGCTTGCTTCATCCTGATCATGCAGTACTCAATGTAATTGCACATAAGCTCCGACATGTTGGTGGCATCGAGCCCCCAATACTTGAAGTCATCAAGCCTCAAACTATCTCACAAGTTAGAGGTGCATCCAAATGAAAATGCTAGTTGTTGGAATAGATGGAGCGCCACGACGGCTACTCGAGCAGTCACCATGGATGCGCCCGTACGATCTGCGCGACATGTATGCGCCAATACCGTTGTCCGGCCCGTCATGGTTTTCAATATACACAGGTCTGTCTACACTAGAGCACGGCGTTCTAGATGTACTTGGACGCAAGTGTTCCTGGGCTGGACAGATACCGAAGGCGTACGCAGACGTCTATGATAAGTGCATGTGGAGTATGTTGGAGCGTGAAGGAGTCAACTGCGCCCTGTGCAACTTGCCGGTGGCAACTCCTATTATACCAGGAGCTGCTTCGGTACATACGTCGGGATATCCGGCACAGCCAACCATGCTTATTGATCCGCCTGAACTTACCGAGACGCTCCCGCGTCGGTGGCTTGAGATGTGTGACATAGCTCACTATGGTACGTACTTAGGCACCGACATGGTTTGGAACAATGATTGGCCGCAGCTAGCTAGGTACTACACGGGTAGTGATACATCTAAGCTACTTGCAAGTATTTCTGAAGACAGCAAAGCAGTTGCAGAGTGGTTCGTGAAGTATTGTCGCTCGTTTGACTTTGGCTTCATAGGATTCACGTTTGTTGATCGTCTCGGTCATATGTTTGGCTTATCAGATACGGTTGGCAATGCTGGTCTGGCTATTATAGGAGACGTGTTGGAAATTCTACGGCATGTATATGCGGAGAATATCCTCATCGTATCTGATCACGGCTTCACCAAGGAACGTGATATTGACGCAGGTCCCGTACTTGAGTTTCATGAATACATGGGCTCCATAGCGTTACTATCGCGTAGTAAAACACTTAAGCTACCTGATCGTGACTTGACAAACGTGGATGTAATGCCGGTGGTGCTTGAGGCGTTTGGTAAGCAACATCTACTCGCCGACAAAGTCAGCGACCTCGAAGACGACGAGAGCTTGATGCCGCTAGTCGTTGATCGATTGCAGGGTCTAGGATACATGTAGGAGTTTGCCATGTTATTGCTTGCTGATATACTAACTGAGTTTCGCTTGCTCTACACGACACGTGAACTTAGCGACGCCACAGTACAAATGCTAGCTCGTAGGGCCGCTCGCTACTATAGTAGGTTTAACCCTACTATGGCTGAGGGTACCATTACAACGGTAGTTGATCAGCAAGACTACGACACCGAAGATACATGTATAACGGTCTCCGAAGTTGATTGGTGGCCTGCTGGTTCACCCTACGCAGCGTACTCGTTCAACGCCGCGGACGAACACATCCCCGAAGCGTGGACGGGTGACTGGTCGATGGCGTCACGCATACGCCGAAACATTACCAAGAGTCTCCAAGCAGAGCACGTGCGTGGCAAGTGGACGATGTTCAACAGACAAATACGACTGTGGCCCACTCCGCAGGTAGCAGATACTGACATTACATATCTGTATTACGAGCAGCACGTACTATCTGCTGTAAGCGCTAGTAGCCCTGTAACATATCAGTACGCCGACATTCCCGCGGACGATTTGGATATCTTCGAAGATCTAATGCGGGCCGAGTATCTCACTATGAACGCTGCAGAAGAGTCAATCGAAACTGACTACTCTGAAGGGTTTGGATCTGAGAAGCGCTCATTCATTCCGGCCAACGCCGCGCGCGTAGCAAGTCAACTACGCCGCGGCGTCGCTATGAGGTATGGAGAGATTCAATGCGCTCTGTTATCATAAAACGGCGCGGTGTCGAAAGACGAATCAATAGGGACGTTTGGGAGTGTGAGCGCTTCATACGACCAGAGCGACAAGGCGGTACTGAAACGACTGAAACGTTCTCAGGCCGCGTACAGCCCGCAGCTACATCGCGTCGCTACTTTGGATCTTCTCACATTTTGGAAGAGCACGACGCATCCTCAGCTCGCTGGTTTATTCTTACTGAGCACGACGAGGTTCGTGCTAAAACCGGCGATGAGATTATCGCGACAAGCTCGATTACCGTCGGAGGTGAGACCATTGAGCTAGAGCACCATCTATTTGTAATCAAGCAGGACTTGTACGCATATAAGACTGAGATCTTATGCGAGGAGCGTGTATAGTGGATAATGAATCTGCACACATAATTGCACGTCCTGGAGATCCCGACACGTTCACATGCAATGCTTGTGGAGGTACCAATACCATGCTCCGCTTACTGGCCGACGATTCTCAAGCAGGCCAGCAGCGCGTACCTATAATAGCTGCACGATTAGTGTGTAGCGATTGTGGTAATTACTGCGATTTCGCAGTGGGTGGAGGTGCCTATGAAATATTCGGTATGACGGAGGAGTCTGATGGCTGATCCCCGAAGTGTAGATGCAGCTGACGCTGTCTTCAACTTGCTTCGCACTGGAGAGTCTGCGAGCTCACTACGTGCGTTGGTCGCTGGCGGAACCGACGGCATATTCGAGGCAGGTGACGTTACTGCTAAGAAGGTTACATCGCAAGAAGCCGTACGCAGAGCCGCCGAGGAAGCCGCCGCTGAGCAGTGCAGCCTAGCACTAATTATCGCAGTACACGACGCTGGCGAGTCTCGTGTAAGCCCGGGACTCTATCAACAAACCATAGTCGTGCGCGTTTACGATCGCTATCGCGGATACAGAAACCTCAGACTCGTGCGCCGTGAATTGCTACGGATCCTTCAAGGAATTCCCGTAACTCTAGTCGCCGAGAGTGACGACGGCATCTCGAAGGGCCTAGCGGAGATTAGATTCACGTCTCGCACTGGCCATAGATTTGACACAGCTTTCCTCGTAGAGTATGAGGCTATCAGCTTCGTAGCTATGGTGGGAAGTCACGATTTGTACTAAGTAGGAGGACAATTGTGGCATATGCAGGTTCGGCAATCTCAACTGGAATTGGACTACGCTACGTGCGCATTGCCAAACGCGACACCGACCTGATGCCGGCGGTACCTGCGGGTACTGCAGTCGGCACAGCGTATGGAGGTATTCGCATTGGTGGCGCACTGGCGTTGAGCATCGCGATTCCAGATCCGCAACGCATTCCCGCTCGCGGCGACGACCGGACGTATCACACGTTCCAATTGCCGCCCTCAGACAGTCCCAGTGGCGAACTGCGCGTCTCTAAGACGAACATGAACGCCGTGGCACTGCTTACTGACACCCTGGTGTTCGGGTCGAACAACCAAAAGAAGATCGGTTTCGCAACCAGCCAGCAAGGTTTGGAACCCGCTCTCATCATGTGGGGCAGCCGACAGGGTATTGACTCTGACGACGACAGCGACTACTTCGGCCAGCAAATTTGGCAGACGTACATCATGCTGAACGCTCTTGCATCGCCGCGACCTCCGGGCATGGAAGACGCAACCGTCGGTGAGTTCATGTATTCAGTCGTAGGTAACGACTCAGCTGTTGACGAGCTTGGACAGTCGTTCACTGATGCCGTTCACGGCTTCCTGCGAGCACCGTATCTCATGGTCGTGACCAAAGGCAAGTTCGGCTTGGACACGTTCCTTGGTGATGCCGCCGAGGTCGATTTCACGCTCTCCCACACACCAACGACTGACTCTGATACACTCGTCAGTGTCGATGGTGTTATGACCACCCCGGACAGTGTTACTGCCGGCGTAGTCACGTTCGCTATCGCGCCTGCTGATGGCGCCAAAATCGTTGTCAAGTACGAGTGGTAGTCAATTCGCGCGTGGGGGAGGTTTGCCCCTCCCCCCGTGCACCGCGCGGGGCATGCCGCGCACCCATGGAGGGGAGTTTAATGGCAAAGATAACGTTTATCTACAGTGATGATGAATATGACGTATCGATCACGGTACGCAAAGCTACGTTTGGAGACGGTATCAATCGTGTCCTACTTGGTCGCGTAGTGAGTAGCCCACCTACCGAAGCAGATGTAGCTGCGCTGGCCGACGCAGATACTACAATGGATACTTTCGCAGGCATGAAGCAATTCGCGAGTAGCATCGTGCGTACCACGATGTATCCGGCGTGTATATGCGCAACAGACTCGATCACAAACAACGATGCAAGTAAGCCTTGCAGCGCTGATATCAACATATCGCCTGAGAAATTCGTGGGCTTGCCCGAAGACCTCGTATCGGAATGGTTGGAAGCTGTATATACGCTCAATCCTCACTGGCAGCTGAAAGAGCCCGACGAGGAGGATGACTTGGGGGAAGCGAGCGAGCCAGGCGACAGCAATTTGTCGATACCCGACTCATTGCCTGGCTCAAGTCCGAGCGACGAGGTGGCAGTGACCTAACCGACGAAGAAGATGAAGCTATTCTAGATGGATGGGATTTGACGGAGCCTGAATTGGCGTGGAGCGTCTGGGAAACTCTTGAAAGCTTTGGTTGGACATTCTTGCCCAACGCCGGAGGCATCCTAGATCAAGACGAGTCATTGATGCAGGACTTGCGAACCATATCCTGGCGCAAGACTCGATTAAAGGAGATGATGAAGACATGATCGCAATCAGCGTATCCGGCAAGCGCAGCGGACGAACTCAAGTGTTCAAGACTTGGGCGCGTTCCGTAGCACGCTTCCCGGCATACGCTGCTCCTTTTGTACTAGCCGAAATGCAACATATTGTTGCTGACCTATTTAGATTCCAGGGCGTTTTGCCCAATACTATGTACGACATTAATGCTTGGGAAGATCTTGCTTGGACTACCGAACGTCGCAGGCACTTAGAGGGCTATCGCGACGACGAAGACATTCTAATACGTACCGGGTCGTTGCGAGATCACGTACTTTCGAGCGGCTCGATTACAATGCGCGGTACTACTGCAGTAGTCACAATAGCACCCACAGATTTCCGCTTCCGTATACTTACTAAGGGATCTGATAAAGCTAACTTCCCCGCACGACCCATGATACCTACGGGTCCTGAGGGCTATGAGGCAGTCGAACAGCTCATAGGTGCTGATACTATCATTCCTTTATACGAAGCAGAAGTGGAGCGAGGACTCGGGTATGGCTGATCAGCCGTCTGACTATAGATGGGTAGTAACAATCGAGGATGCTGCTTCTAAGGAAGCCGTACGTATTCAAAAGGCTGTTGAAGCGTCCATTCGAGCTTTAACAAAGTCCGAGACAGCATCTACGAAAGCGCTAGAAGCTATGAACACGGCAATTACGTCAGGGTCCAGACGTTGGACTACGTACCTGACTAAGTTAGCCGGTGTGAATCAACAAATGCTTCAGCTGTCGATTACCACTCGCGCGGCATATGACCAAATAGCTCGTAGCGGTACTGACATATTTGATCCGCTAATTACTGGAGCTAGCAAAGCGTACGACGAGCTTGTCGGCCACTCAATTGTACCCAACATGGTCGATCGTGTATTAAACGAAATGTCTCGTCTCAAAGTTGGTATGGGCAGCCAAGATATATTCAAGGGTATAAAGGATTCAGCAGCAGCAGCACAAATCGATGTCGTCAAGTTTTTAGATACTATTGCATCGCAGTACGGTTTCAAGATTGGTGCTGCGGGTATGCAACGCGGCTTGGCGGCGCCTGGTTTAGAAGGTGTCCCAGATAACAAATCGATGTTGTGGCGCGGGCAGATTAAAAGTGATCTAACGAGTGTACAATCCGCTCGAGAGCATGCGGATATATCAACGTCGGGTACGGAGCATACGGCTCGTATTAACCATGTTGCAACTGCGATGCGTAACCTCGTTAAAGTCATAGCTGCTGTTGGTGAAGAAGCTGAGCCGTATAGACTTAGATTAGAGAATCGACTAGTTGAAGAGAAAAAGCTCAGCGCCCAAATGAACGTACAGGGCAAGCAGGCGGCCAAGAACGCCGTCGTACATGCTATCGTACAAAAGACGTTGAAGGACGTTGAGACTGTAACTAAGTC